CCGGGATGCACTGCCGTCGCCGAACAGCCGCACATTGCTCTTGCCGCCGCTCGAGCCGTCCAGCCGAAGATTGGTCGCGTACCACGTCCCCGGCGGCACGTAGACCGCCCCGCCCGTGACCGGCAGCGCGTCAATGGCGGCCTGGATGGCGGCCGAGCAGATCGTCCCGGGAACAGCACCGAACGTCCGGACGTCGTTCACGCTCGCGGCTACACTGGTCCATGTCGCAATCCAGCCCTGCGACTGCAGATCCCCCGCAAAAGCCGCCATCCATGTGGCCTGGTCGACGACGCTCATTCAGCCGCCGCCGGCTTTTTCGGCTGATTGGCCGCCGCTTTTGCCTGCGCAGCCATCTGCCCCATCTGCGCGTGAATCCGGGCGATCTCAGCGTCCATTTTCTCGATCTGCTTGGCCGACTTCTCGGCCTCGGCGCGGGCTTCCTGCAACGAGATGGCCATCGCCTGCTGCTGCGCTTGCATGGTCATCGCCATCTCGGCTTCCCGCGCCTGCGCTTCCTGCTGGGCGGCCTGGCCCTCGATCTGCATCCGCGCCTGGCTCTCAGCCACCTTCGCCTGCGCCACCTGCGCGTCCGATTGCGCCTTGGCCTGTGCCGCCGCGGCTTGCGCTTGCGCGGCCTGTGCCGCTGCCTCGGCCGCCGGGTCGCCCTGCGGCGCCTGCGCCTGTGACGCGAACTCCTTCAGCTTCTCGGTGAAGTCGTCGATCACTGCCTCTAGCGGCCGGCCCGCCCGGAACCCGCTCGCCGCGAACTTCAGCATCTCGGCAGCCATCGGCGCGGCCTGCGGCATCGCCTGCACCAACGGCTGTATCTGCCCCATGAAGCCGCCGACCGAGGTCAGGAATTCCGTCCGCCGCTGCTTCTCGGCGTCCTCGTCGGGTTGGATGGTGCTGTCCGTCTCGATCTGCAGCGTGAACGGGCGCAACCGCTGCTCGCGCAGGAGCTCCATCACGTCGTCGATCGTCACCTGCGACTGAAGCTCCTGCACCTGCGCCTGTGCCTGTTGCGCGGCCTCCTGCGCGGGCTGCATGGCCTGCTGCATGGCCTGCTGCATGGCCTGCTGGTACACTTGCTCGCCCGAGCCTGGCTGCTGCGCCTCGGCCTGCTCTGCGGCCTGTAGCGCGCCAGCCTGGGCCTGCTGTTGCGCCTGTTGCATGGCCTGCTGCGCCGGCTGCACGATCGCCGCAACCTGCTGCTCGACCTCGGCCCGCTTCGGCAAATCCTCGATCTGCGCCATCTCGAGCAAGGTCTTCGGCTCGAAGTTCTCGGCCATGATCTCGGCCTTCGCCCGCGTCATGTCCCGCGCAATCCGGACCATCTCGTCCTGGCGCCCGCGAATGCGAACCGAGCCGTACTGCGCCTTGAGCTGCTGCGCGCCGAGCGTCTCGGTCGCCTTCGTCGCCCCGCGCATGATGTCGCTGAGCCCGCTGATCTGGTAGACGTCCTCGATCAGTTGCTTGCGGATCTGGATGAGCTCGCGGACCACGATCGCAACTTCCTGTACCGGAAGCCACATGATCGCGTCCTTGACCGTGCCGCCGCCGAGCACCGCCAACTGCGGCACGGGAATGAGCACCGCGTTGTTGCTCTGGTCCCGTATCGCCTTCTCGACCGCCTGCGCCACGTCCCCGGCGCCAGCGTTGTAAAACCCCTTGAGCCTGAGCGATTCCGTCAGCGCCGAGATGCGCGCGGTGAGTTCGTTGATCTCTTCGAGTTGGTCCTTGTAGTAGCAGAAATCGGGGACCGGAATGAGCGTGCGCGGCTGCAGCGTCGCATATGCCGGCCTCGGGAACGGGAAGAAATCCTTCAGGTCCAGAAACGGGTCCTTGATGTCCATGACCTCTGGCACGCCCGGCGATACCCATACCACCTTGCGCTTGGTCTTGTGCCAGAGCTCCCACGTCTCGGCTTTCTTTTCGCCCTTGTAATTGTCGGATTCCGTGGACCCGCCCTCATATTCCTTCCGCTCTGTGTCGTAGAAGATGTCCCCGAAGCGCTCTAAGCCCTCTTCGAGCGTAAGATACACTCGCCGCGCGCCCCATCCGACTTCCTTCCACTTTCGCGCCGGGTCGTGGACGAAATCCTTGCGGTCGACGTGCTCGGCGCAGATTTTCTCGACGCCATAGCCGCCGGCTTCCTCCGGAGCGTCTGGCACCGGCAGGTCTTCGGCGTCCTCCGGCTCCGGCTCTTCCGCGGGGGCCTTGTCCTTCTCGCCCCGGCCCTCGTAGCGCAGCCACATCGCGCCACGCCCGCAGACAGCCAGGTCATCACGCACCGCCTTGAGCGTGTCGTCAACGTCGTCCTGCTCGAAGTCGCTGATCAGCGCCCGCTCGAGCATTTCAGCCGCCTTGCGCGGCAAGGGCCGGCGATCGTTGAAGCGCGACACCACGACCGGGACCGGCGGGCGGCTGTAGATCGATGGCTTCACGACCTCAAGATTGGCCCAGAACAACTGCATCTGGCGCTCGCCGCCGTCCGAAGCGTGCTTCTCGAGATCGGCATACACCTTCTCGATGTTCGTCACCTTGTCCTGCCAGGTGGCGAACACCTTTTCGGCGTCGGTGATGAGCTTCAGCCACGGCCGAGCATCCCGCTCGGTGGCAACGGCCGCCTTCTTTTTGGCCATCAGATGGTCAGTCGGGCATCTTCATTTAAGCGCAGGTTCCGGACCATGGCGCGCAGCATTTCCTCGCTGAACGCGCGATAACCCTCGACGCCGTTCACCGCCAACAAACGACGGTAGTGCTCAAACGCCGCCTGCCACGCCTCTTCTTCCTCTATCGTCACAGCTTGAACCGCCTTGTGCTCACCGGCTGCGGCGGGCCCGGCAGCATCACCTGCCCAGGCTGCAACTGCCGCTTCGGCTTCTCGACCACGCGCGCCAGCAACGGGCAGTTCACGGCGAACTCCCCGGCCGCGTCCGCCCCGTGTTGGTTTCCGTCCTGCGCCGGGCCCATGTACTGCCCCATCAACTCGTTGAACCGCCGCGAGTAGCGCCGCAGCCGTGAGATCCCAACCTGCACCCGCTTTGTCGCGTTGAACCGCGTGATGGGCAGCAGCATCCGCATGGCGTTGATCCGTTCCTCCGGCGCGACCGCGGCGCCCTTGCGGATGTTGCGCAGGCCGAGCTCGACTAGCGCGTCGACCCGCGACCGCGCCCCGGCGCCCCACTCGCGCACCTTCACGTCGTGCGGGAAATAGTGCTCGCCGTAGCGCCATGGCCGCTCGCGCCCGATCTCGACCAGCTTCACCGCGGCGGCGCCCATGTCGTCATGGTACTCGGGCAGCGCGTCCCTGATGATCTGCGGCGCACCGTCGTTCTGCGTCTCGTAGTAATCGACAACCGTCACCGTCTCGCCGTCTTCCTGCCAGAACCAGATCGCGGTGTAGTCGTCCACGCCGATGTCCCAGGACGTGATGACCGGAAGCTCTGGCCGGTAGGGGAAGTGGCCAATGCGGCCTTCCTTCTCGGCGTCCGCGATCCAGCGGCCGTAGTAGCTCGCCTCGCTGATCCGCTCGTAGCCGCCGCCCCAGACGTGCTCGGCCATGTCCGGATCGGTGGCGTAGTCGTGGTCCTTCTCGCGCTTCAGGACATCGGGAAACCACGGGTTGTCGCGCCACGAGACGTTGACGACCGCCGCGTCGGGCGGCGGGTTCTGCCGCAGGAAGACGTCGATCGCGTCCGTATCGTGCCGCGGGTTCCAGTCGAACCAGAGTTCCGAACTGGCTCGCCGGATCGTCGGGCGAAGGATGCGCAGGCTGCGGTCGCTCATCGTCTGCGCCTCGGCCACCCAAGCGCCGTCGTAGTCCTCGAGCGACTTGACGTTGTCGGCGTTGTAGGACTGCATCCCCTTGAAGATAATCAGGCCGCCGTGGGGGCAACGAATTTCGCTTTCCACCGGGTCGAACATCTGGGAGACGCCGAACTTCGCGATCTTGTCGAGCAAAAGCTGCTGCACGCTTTCCTTGAGCGAGTTCTGCACCTCGCGGATGCAGGCCCAGCGGGTGCGCTTCTGGACGCAACGAAGGATCAGTTGCTCGGCGAAAAAGTGGCTCTTAGCCCCGCCGCGACCGCCGAACGCAGCCTTGTACCTTGCCGGGCTGAGCAGCGGCTTGAAGGCCCGCGGAACCTCGAAGTCAAGCCGCACAACGTCAGGCGCCCTTCGGCTTCCTTAGCCGCTTGGGGGCGGGCTTTTCGGCGACGGTTTCCGTAGCCGCCGGAGCGACTACCGCCATAGGCTCGAGCGTTTCCGATGCGCGCTCGACCATCGCCACGAGCAGCCCAGACACCGCCGGTCGCCTGTCCTTCGGGTCGATCCTGTCGATCAGCGCCGCAACGTCGGCCACCGGCACCAACCGCGGATCTTGCTTCCCCGCTGGTGCACGCCCACCGATCGGCACCGCCAGGACTTCGTCGCTCAGCCCGCACATGACCGACAGCCGCTTGCGCCAGACAGCGCCCGTCCACCGCTCGACAAGGCCCATGCGAGCCTCGCGCTTGATCAGGCCGGCCGCGATGTAGCCGGGGCGGACTTCGGGCTGAGCGGACGGCGCAGGCGTCTCAGTTGGCACCTCAGCGACGGGCTCTGGGAGCGCCGGCTCAACCGGCTTCGCGCGGTCGCGGTAGAGCCCATGGCGCTCGCGGTAGCGCTCGGCGTCGCGCATGGACATCAGGCAGCACCCGCGATCAGCACCGCAAACTTCGATCGCATCGGCACACACTCGGCGGTCGGGTCGATGTCGCCCGCCAGTTCGTCCAGCGCCTCGACAGACACCATCCGGCCATCGGCCTTCACGTGCCCCAGGATCTCGGGTCGGCCACCGATCGGGATATTGCCCATGTCGGCGAGCGGAACGTCGGCGAGCCGCCCAGTCATCATCCCGAGGCGGTTGATCCACACCTGACCCGACCAGTCGGCGATGTGCCCCATGCGCGCCTCGCGCTCGAGCAGCGCCGCCGGGACATGCGTAACGGCCTCGATCACCGTAACGCTGTGGGGGTCCACGTGGTGGATGAAAACGGCCCCGACCGTAACGCCGGGGGCTTCGTTCAGGTTCAGCGTAACGCTTTCGACCGATCTCTTGCGCTCTCTGTAACGCCGCTGGCGTTCCGCGTTACGCTCTGATTCAGTCAAGTCCATGTTATCCCTCAATAGTGAGGCCGGGGCGTTACGGTCTCGCCCCATGTGGGGCGATGGCATTTTCCGGACGTGGCCGTTACGGTCGATGGCACTTCCGGCCGCCCTTGCCCTTGCCGCCTTTGCGCTTGCTCATAGCTCATTCCTTCGGGTCGATGATGGTCACGCGGATCTCGTGGACGAGCGGGTTTGTGGGGTCGCCGGAGACTGTCACGTTTTGAAGATCTGGGAGCACTTTGCGTAAAAGTGCAATGCCTGCCGTGACTTGCGTTGAACTCATCTCCCTCTTGCCCTCGGTGTGCTCGATGAGCGCGTTGAGGATATTGCTGTTTTGAATTTTAACCCGGTGTTCGTCCGACATGACGAAACCGGGTTGGCGCCCTCGAGTTGCCATGCGTTAAAAGCGCCCGCTTAGAGGAGCGCCGTTTCACCTTTCGCGGTCATTTCCGGCCTTTCGGGCCTTTGTGCTCCGGCGATACTGCCGGCGCTGGAGACGGATTGGCCGAGCTTGTCGGCGGCGTCCATGTGCGCTCCGTTCCCACCGGCGTATCCATCGGCGCCTCAGGTGTCGGCTCAGGGTTGACGCTTGCGGCGTCTTCGTCGGCTTCGGCTTCGGCGCCCGCGGCAGCTTCGGCTTCCGCGTTGACGGCGTCCATGGGGTGCGACGTTGCGGCGTTAGGGTCCTGTTCGGTCCATAAGCCGCTTTCCATCAGCGGCTTAGCATCGTCGCTGTTGACCTCGCGCACTTCGCCGGTCTGTCTGTTCCATAGCTTCATGGTAGATCTCCTGGGGCAAATTTCGGGCTTGCTTGAGCCGCAACCGGCCCGACCCTGTGGCCCGACCGGCGCCCGTCGCGCCTGGTGCGAGGCATAGTTGCTGACCTATATGCACGGCTTTTCACCTTGGGGCAAGGGGCTTAGCCTTTTCGTCTGATGTTGAGCGGATCGACGTCGACCGTAGTCTGGCGACCGAAGATCACGACGTCGGCGCGGATTGATATGCGCTCGGCGCCCTCGACGAGGCTGCGGAAGCGGACGAGCTGGTCGCGCAGGGGGCCGCTGCGGATTTCGAGCAGGTCGCCGGGGGCATAGTCAGCGCGGCTGTCAGGGCGGCTGATGCCGGTGGCGTTGTACTCGGCGATTAGTTTGGCGTTGGTGGCGGCGTGGGCTTGAGTTAGCCTTGTGTCGGCCCAGCGGCGGAAGTCTTGGAATGCTTCGACGTGCTGGGGAAGCAGGGCGTGGAACGTGCGGGCGAGGTGCTCGATGCGCAGAATGGCGGTGATCTGGTCGTCCCGCAGCTTACGCTCGTCGGGCAGCGTGATCCAGACGTAATTCGGCAGGACGGGATAGACGAAGGGCTCGGCCCGACGCTTGTAGCCGCGGCGCTGGAACTCGATGCGCTCGCCGCGCCAGTGCTGGATTGAGAGAGCCGCGAGGTCGTCGAAGACCTCGAACTCGCGGCCGGTGCGGGCATAGGACAACCAATCCATTTACACTCCCCTGATCCCGAGCAGCATGAAGGCGCACGCCGCCAAAATCGCGACAGCCGAGACTGGCACCCACCGGACGTCGCCTGGCCGGACGGCGGGGAAAGCTTGCACGAGGGCGATGGCTGCCATGAACGAGCACCCCATGACCGCGCCGAAGCAAACGACGGTGAACCACACCGGCATCGCGATGAGACCGCCGACGCATCCGCCGTTTGGGGCAACTAGGACGCAGCTGCCGATGAGGGGGTGGGCGGGCATCATGCGGCCTGAAACAATTCGTTACCACGCTCTGCGTTGACACCCAACGCGCAGCGTTGTATGTCTTGATTCCCAACAGGGAGAACGAGCCAATGACCACCCTTTCGGCGCAGATCAACAAAGAGGCCACTGACCATGACATCGCCCGCGAGACCGCACTTCTCGGCTTCAAGCCTTCTGATTTCTGGCGGACAGTTGATGGCAATCGCGACCTCTTCGCCGATCCGATCATGCTTCAGGATCTTATGAATTGGCAGGATTGGGCTCGCGACGAGGTGGCTTCGTCGCAGGCATTGCGTGACGCCGAGGACGACTACTTCGGAGCGACTGAGTGATTTCCGGTTAGCCACCGTTGTTCGCGGTGGCCTTCCCGAACTCAAGCAGCCTAGAGCACAGGAGCAACGATGATGGCCACTTGCCGGTTCTGCAAAGAATACATTTCCGACACATCGCCGATACTGCTCAAGTACGGGACGCGGCATTACGCGCACTGGCGCTGCTACTTGGGCGCGGGAAAGGGGCTTGGCAGCCTGAAGCCGTGGCAGATAGCCGGCGCCCCATTCGGGCCGTTGCGCGAGTTCGGCCTGCTCGATGCGGCGCAGGCCATCGTTGACGCGGCCGATTTTGCCGCACAACTGAAGCGCCGCCTGCGCGGGGCGTCCTAGATGACCCCGACCGAGATTCGCGCCATCCGCACTCGGCTTGGTCTCACCCAGGCCGAGTTTGCGCCATTGCTGGGCTACAAGCACGGGAACCGCGTCGTTGAGATCGAGATGGGCCGCCGCAATCCGAGCGGCGCCGTGCTGCTGCTGCTGCGCCAGTACGACGATGGCATCGTTCTGCCTGATTGGCTGGGCGGGCATCAGCCGGACCCATCCTGAGAGCCGCCATCCCGGCCAGGCCATCCAGGATCATCATCCGGGTCTCGCACAGTCCACTTATCCGTTGAAACGCCCCCAACGTCGGTGCGCCACCATGCGCGGTATGTGGTCGCGCTGTGCTGGCCTCCTGTCGGCTTCTGATGCGACGGCCACGGTCGAGACTTCGACCCGCTGCCCCAGCATTTGCTGCACACGTCCAGGGTCAACATCTGGCCACCGACACCGCCGCGCCACGTCGATGTGTCGCCATAGGTGACGTACCCGGACCCGCAGCACTCTGGGCAGCAGTCGCCTTCATCGACCAGCCAATCCCGGCACGTGGCACCGTAGCGATGCCGCCACTCGCGTTCGCGCTCGAACCTCTCCCGGTAGTCGCTCATGGCGTCTGAGAGCCGCTGTAGTGACCGGCGGCGATACCCGTTCCACCGCACGTTTCGCAGGTTTCCAATTCCGGATAGAAGCCGTAGCAGTCAGGGCACGGCTCATACGATAGCCCCTGAGAGCCGCTGAGAGGGCCCGTAGAGCCCCGAGTCTGCTCTCCGCTATCCGACTGCGGATTTGCCGGACTTGGGGCTGTGGGTGCCACCTGAAGGGCGCGCAGGCGGTCTCGGCACATGTCGGCGCCGTCCATCATCCCGAGATCGTACTGGACGCCTAGGTCAGACGTATCCAGGGACGCTGAATGACGGCTTTCGGCCGCCACACCTTCGCAGACGGCCGCCGCTTCCTCGAGCGCCGTCGTCCTGGCGTCGGCGAGTTCGGCTTTGAGCCGGTCGACCTCGCCCTGTGCTGCGCTCAATTCAAATCGCGCCACCGACAACTCGTTTACGGTCACGTAGAGATCGGTCGCCTTGATCCGGTCGAAGTCGCTCTGCATGGCTTCGAGTTCGGCCTTGAGCCGGGCGATTGCTGCCGCCGCTTCGGCCCCGAGGGTCTCGGCCACATGCTCGCCGACACACACGCCATCGGCATCGGTCGTGCCGGGGAAGTTCTGCTGGTCATCGCGATACCACGGATAGCCGAGCGCCTTGCCGAAAGATTGGCAGATTTCCTCGTTCTGCCTCGCCGCGCCAATCCGCAGGCGGTCGACCTCGCACTGCAGGGCGTCGAAGAGATCGGCGCGGACGAACTCGACGCCATCACCTTCCGCCGGGCCGGAAATCCAAGCCATATCGGCATAGCTGAACCAAATCCGTGTCGGGTCTGTCATGGCTTCCCTCGCTTCATCACGAACAGCTTCGCTTTCGGCTGCATCTCGGCGGCGAACCGCGGCAGGCGCATGGCGCAGTGGGTTAGGCAGGTGACGGGGCGCATCTGGCCGCGCGGGTCGAGGCGGCGGCAGCCGGCGCACTGCGGGTCGCCGGGCTGGCCGCGGCAGGTCAGCGTCATGGCGACGAGGCGGGGGTCGTCATGCTGGCTCACGTCTCGCGCTCCTGTCGGTCAAATTCGGTGAGCACGCGCATTGCCCATTCGATTCCGACGGCCTGGCCTTCGCGCCTGGCGATCAGGAACCGGACGGCCTGCAGTTCGGTCTGCATCATCGCCATGAGTCGATCCTCCTCGGCTTTTTGCTCTGGGCTATCAGGGTGCATCGCCATCCTCATGTCGGTCGAACTCGGCGAGGGCGGCGCGCTCTACGAGCAGCGTTTTTGCCTGATCTGCTACCCATCGCCACGCAGGCCGGCCGGCACTGCCGCCTAGTTGTTTCCGTCTCAGCAGCCTGTCGGGGATCATGCCGGATTGCTTGCAGAGCAGGCGGGCGAGGCGCTCGACGTCTGCGGGGTCAACCATTGGTGCGCTCCTCGAATTCGCCGCACCAGTCGTCGCGTAGGGTCAGCGGCCACTCGGTGCATTTCTGCGTGGGAATTGGTTCCGTGTTCGGCTTTGGGGCATAGCGCCGGCAATGCCCGGCTCCGGCGCTGCGCTCGGGGGCGAGCCAGAAGCGGCAGACGCGGCAGGCTTCGGTGTCAACCATGGGGCACCTCGCCGCTCCACTCGATGCGGAAGTCTGGCCGGTCGATGAGAACGTGGAGATTGCGGCGCCTTGCGCCGCTGAACCACACGCTAACGCCGTCGCCGGGTCGCGATCCGGGAGCGTGCAACTCATCGCCGTCGCGGACGAACGGTCCACCAAGGTTTTGGTCGAGGATCGGGCCGAACTCCGGCCAGTAGTGACAGGCCCACTCGATGGCGGCGCGGAGGGCAGGCTCGAGATCGTCAGCCATGGGTCCGGCCCTCCCGCAGCGCCCATCGCCCGTCCGGCAGCTCGCGGACCTGCGTCGAGTGGCGCAGCGTCTTGAGCGCGGCGTCGACCGGCGCGTGCTCTAACGTGTAGCCGTGACGCTCCAGGCACATGCGCAGGTCCCAGCGGGTGCCTGGGCGGAGCGCCAGCAGGTCGAGGAAATCGGCGATGGCGAGGTCGGTGGGGGTGGTCATTCCGGCCTGTCCTGCATCAGTGCGTTGGCGGCGCGGGCGCGGCGCAGTTCGGCCCAGCGCGGGTCGTCTGGCGCGGCGGTCTCGGACCAGTGGCGGGGTTTTGCTTCGACTGCGGCGCGCTCTTCGGCGATGAGCCCAGGGCTTACCCATCCTGTGCGCCGGTGCTGATAGCCTGCCTGCTGAAGAATGCCGCTGATCGCCGCACGCCGCTCGTCACGCTCGGCATCGGTAAGTTGTTCGTAGACTGCGCTCGGACCGGCGCTCGCCACCGGCTCGTTGCGGCGCTTCGCCTCGATCGTCAGCCCATGCCGGCGGCGCATGGCCAACTGCCGCAGAGACGCGATGCTCGGCCGCCGGTCCATCGTGCGCCGCCACTCGGACACTGCCCAGCCGACGACGTCGTCGCTGAACTCGGCTAGGTCCCGGACGAATAGCAATCCCTGACGGGCCCGTTCCTCTGGCGCATCGGTTGGTTGCCAGTAGATGCCGAGAAGGTCCCGGATGCCACGAAGCAGCCGCTCTTGGTCGCAATGTCCATCCAATGCCTGCACTAATTCAGCTTGGGAAAGGGTGCTTGGCGAGCAGATCGCCAGCGGCTTCGTATGCTTCATCAAGTCGTTCGCCATAGCCCTGTCCGTTCTTTCTCGGAAACTGGTGAACTGTGCCGGAAGGGTTTATCTCGTCTGCCCAACCTTCGGCGTTCAGCCATGTGGTGGGGTCTTTTGCGAAACCGCGGACAACGGTTGGGTCGAAGTGCGCTTGCTTAGCCCCGTCGATGATCGCCTGCTCAGAAACCCCGTGCTTCACGGCCTTCGCATAGCTGTCCACGGATTTCTTCCGGCCGCGCTTCTGCCCGTCTCGGTGCGGATAGGCCTCCCAGAACTCGGCGAAACGCGTCACAGCGCGCATCGCGCGCACTGTTGGTGGTTCTTCTATGGGGGTTATATCTTCTTGGGGGTTAAGAGAGCGGCGAATTTCGCCGGTGGTTAGTGCTGTTTTTCGCCGGTGGTTAGTGCTGTTTTTCGCCACTGGCGGGATTTCGCCACTGGTAGGTTTTCGCCGCTGGTCATTACCACTGGCGATTTCCGCCGCTGGATGCTCGCTGCCGTTGAGTTGCTTGCGCCAAAGGATCTTGTAGCGGTAGCCGCAGAGGGTGCCGTCTTTCCGGCGGTGCCGGGTTCTGGACAGGAACCCTTCCGCTTCCAGCGCGTCGAGATGTTCCCGCACCGTCCGCTCGCCCTGCGCGGTGTACTCGGCCAGGGCATCGACCTCGGGGAAGCATTCCCAATTTTCGTCGGCAAAATCGGCCAGTGCCATCGCCACGAACTTCTTGCCGCTAGGCTTGAGTTCGGCGAATCTGATTGCGGTGAGGGCTTGGTTGCTCATCCGCCCATCTTTCGGATGGCGTAGAGTACGCTGGTGTGGTCCTTGCCGAAGGCGCGGCCAATCTGGACCGACGAGAAGCCTTCCAGGTAGGCTTCCTTCATGGCGGCGTGACGGGCGCGGGTTACGATCGCGTTCTGGCATCGGCCGGTCATCTGCGCCACAGGGCACCCTGCGGCTTCGGCGGCCCAGCGAACGTAGCGAATGAGTTCCGGATGCTGCATCGCTATTATATCCCAGACAAATCCGAGATTTGGTAGGTGTGAATAATCAGTTTTAACGAGGATATCGGGGATAACTCATGGGTTTCCGCGATGGAACTGCCACCGTCCACAGCCACCAGATATTGATCGCCTCCACGCTCGCTCATGGCGCCACCACAGGCCACACCACGGCCCGCCGATCGGGCCGCGCCAGCATCGCCCGGATCTT